TGGTTACATCGGACGCCCCGATCTCTGATTGATCAACCACTATGTGCGAGTCCGTATCGGCGTTCGGGGTATACGCGCTGGCCGTCAGGGTAACGTGGGTCGGCGTGATACGCTGTGGTTTGGTCCATGATTGTTTCACGGCCAGCTGTGCGTAGCTGGCGGCGACAACACCACCAAGCTGCAGGGCGTTGGTTGCTTCTGCAACCGTTCCTGAGACCTGAGCCTCGATGGTGTACGCGTTGCCGGCACCATCGAGATACACGAGGTATGTTTCTCCGGTTGGAATAACGACACCACTGCCACCCGATGGCTTTAGCGTAACCGTCTCTGCGACCGTCTGCGTGCACCCGTTACGCACGATGTAGAAGCCCGACAGGTCTGGGACTATGACAGCCACGTTTGCCGTGAGCGTACCGCTCAGGCTCAGAATCATGTTGGCTGGGTTCGTTGATCCGGACCCGTCACCACCATTGACCGAGGTCAGGGTGTAGTCGGATGACGCAAGAGTGATCGCCAGCTTGCCAGAGATTTTCTGTTCCAGCTTTTCGAGGTTGTCACTGGTCTTGTCGCCCCATGTGTTTTCGTTTTCACCGGTCGCCTGAATCTCCAAGGCAAGCAGGTTCGAGTATGAGCTGGCCATTAGCTATCGGCTCCTGTCTGTGAATTGAGAGCCCTGTAACGTTTGCGAACGGTGTCCTCGATCTCTTTCTGGATACCGGGCAACAGGCTCTGGTATTTTGATGCTGCTTCCTGTAGCTTCGCTGGATGCTTTAGGAAGTCATATGCTTCGATCATGCAGGCCTCGAATAGTAGGTCTGGCTGGTTCGTGCTTAGCCACGTTGATGTATTGCTGGCCGTGAGTGCGGAAGGCCTGATCGTGCACAGCGCCTTCGCGTTGCTCGTACTGTATGTTTTGAACGGAGTGGGCACGACAGTTATGGTTGATTCGTTTGCCTCGGCAAAGAACTCCGGTTCGGCCTGCTCTGACTCTGTTGGGGCATACATCCTGCAGAACGAGGCGCTTCTTTTTGGCAAATACTTCCATTTCAGGGTTGCAGGGTCCCTGATGAACAAAGAGTTCACATATATTGCGTCGGTCGGTTTTGCCACAGACCGATCTGCAGCGGAGATCGCAACCGGAAGGTCCTGCTCCCATATCTCCAGATCGAGGTCCCTCAGTATTCTGAGTTCGGCCCTGCCGATCATGTTTGGAATTTCAGCAACGTACTCGGCATCGGTGTCTGATGCCCACAGTTTCATGGCATCGAACAAAGAGCTGTATGTGAGAGTGAATGCAGCCATTATGAGTTCAGCCCTATCAGGGGAATCAGTACTTGCCCCCATTGTGTGATATCGGCAACGGCCCAGCTAAACAGAATGCCGGTCGATGGTGTTTTAATCTCACCGAAGTCGCCTATGAACATTGCCCTGTTTCCCTGACTCGCGTTGTATATCATGAATCCACGCACCCCGACCCCAGCAACCGTTATAGACAGATCGGATGTTGGCTGGATGTATGGATGCTCGAACTGCATTCCACCAGACCTTGACGAACCGGTAGCGCCCACCACGGTCATGGGGCAGGCCTGCCCCCCAGCTGTATATCCACCTCCAGAAACCTCGCCATCGGAGGTGTAGGTTTCGCTATATGGCGACAGAACTGCGTTCGGACCATAGAGAGCCACCTTGATCGTGTCTGGAGTGCCTTCGAACAAGGTATGAATCCCAAGAGGTAGTTCCTCAAGAAACTTTTTGCATGTTCCAGTTACGATTGTCATGTCCTGTCCTACAAATCAAATGCGTCCTGAGAGAACGATACCGTATCAAACGAGTTCTGATCGAACGCATCACCAACAACCAGACCACTTGATGGAGCGTATACCGCTGAGGCAATACCAACACCTATGCCAAATATGTAGTCCGGCTGGTCGGAAAATATCCAAGGCGAGCTAATGGTAACCCATCCGCCAGCCACAGCCTTGTCGGGGTCTCCGGTCGGATCGTATAGTGTAATCGGATCGAAGGTGTCAGGGAGGTATTCTTGTGGGTGCTTGGGGTCCCAGCAATCCGGGCACACGCTCAGCTCTGGAACCTGACCGTCGTATTGCAGCTCCCTGTACGGTATCTTCTTAGCGCATCGGTCACATATAGCGACCGCATTTCTGCCGCTCGCATACCCGCGACCGCCAGCCATTACCGCCGTCCCCTATGCCTACTGAAGTCAACCCTGAATACGGCGTCTGACGTTTCCCTGTTCTGGATTAGTGCTCGACCGAGCGCACCACCCGGAGTGCCTTCTCCTGTCTTGTAGAACCTCTCACCATAGTAAGCGATGCCGAGCTTGTCCGATCTATCTGGGGCAAACTTGACCGACAGGAAGTACGCCATACCGGAGGCGAACGCCTCATAGAATCCGGGGCTCATATCGAGGGTGTTCTGTGGATCGCCCACGTCCATCTGCTTTCTGATGTACCAGATGTTCATGTAGTAGGTCTTGTTAGGGACCTGATACAAATAGATCAGCGCGCGAGGGTTTACTGTTCCAGCATGAATGAACTGAGATCGATCAACAAAGTATCTATCTGGTGTTCCGGTGGCGAGCCGATTGGCCAGAGCGTTGTAATCGCTTCGGCTGATTGGGTATATCTCGCGCACCGACTCCAGATTTGCGTTGTCGGCTATGCTGGCATGAAAGATATCGTAAGCGCCGTTTGGTCCCGAGAACGCAGAAGTTCCTGCCGACACAGAGGCGTTCGGTATGTTGTAAAGCTGCCATTCGTTGTAGCCGAAGTTCTGCCAGTCGGTTGACATGAGGTTGGCCGATCTTATGGCCGACCTTACGTGATCACCGCGCAGGTCTGATGACGACACGCCACAACGCTCGAATCCCTCATCGATCATCTCGACAAGCGCTGGGTTGAATCCGTGTGTTCCGGTGGTAGCCATGCGTTACACCGTCAGCGACTTCGTTGGAGCGCTGGTTGTGGCTCTGGTTACAGGGAGTGATGGGCCATTCTGCATGGCGGTTACTCCCTGCTACCAGCTTCCAATACGGCCCTTGCTTCTCCGCCGGTGACGGCTGTGCAGTTTAGTCGATACCGAGTGAGTGATGCGGAACGAATGACCTTCGTTATGGTGGTCGTGTACGATTCCACCGCCACCCACGCTCCTGCGTTTGCCGCACCAACGTTCGCCCATTTTTCCAGAACGATTGTTCCAGTGAATGAACCGGCCGTCATGTCGATAGCGAGATCGACAAGGAATGCCGCGTCAACCGTGATCGGGCTGCACGCACCAGTGCTGTCGAATATCGCAACAACCTTGTTGCGAATTGCTGTGCTTGAGTTAGCCATTACGGGGCTCCTTTAGGTTAGCCGCCGTACTGGTCTACGCCGTAGGCACCCAATTTCGTTGCGACACTTGCGACCTGTACTGTCAGGGTGATTGCGGTTGCGCCATCGAGCGTTGCGTTCGGGGTGTAGGTACCACGAACGTCGCCGGTGGTTGCCGTGGCCGGACTGGTCGTAACGGCCGGGGCGAACGTGCCCAGTACCGCAGACGATGTCAGGTCCAGCGCGCTACCAGCGTGCGCCATGATCAGGCCACCGGCGTCCACACGGTACGGAATACCGAGAGCGGAACCGGAACCTGCGCTACCGTTACCAGCCAGAGCGGCCGAGATCGCGACCTGAGTCACGGTCTTGAACGCCTTCTTTCCGAGTACGGGAGTAACGCCGTTGAATGACAGGGTTTCGACCAGAGCTTCGCCGTACACGTCGGTACCGGTGAAGGTTGCGGTCTGAGTGGTGTCGCCAGCGCCAGCGCTGACGATCTGCACGTTGCGGGGCACATCGAATGTAACCGCACCACCCGACGCCAGAGCGCCGTTGATGGTCAGGTTGCCGGCGCCAGCCACGGCCTGAGCAGCGGCGACGCCGTCCGCGTCAGCCACGACGGGTGAGCCGAGAGCGATGCGAAGCAACGGACTCATCGGAATACCGCGCTCCGAACCGAGTGCGGCGTTGTACTGCGCTGCGCCCGAGCGCAGGTTTGTTGCGTGTGAGATTGTGTGGGTATCAGCAGCCATTTTCGTCAGTCCTCAAATGGACGGTCAGCCACCACCTGACCAGACATAAATACGAACGGGAGGTGATCCCCGGTCGTCAAATTGCCTCGCCCCCTGCTGAGGGGGCGAGGACTTAGCTTGCTTACGTAGCAGCACCTTCGGAACCAAACGCTCCGCGGTAATCGGACCAGCCGAAGCTGTAGCGTTCACGCGCCTTGTAGCGCATGTTGCCTGTCTCGAAGTCACCTTCCACGCCACGGCTCACTTTCTTGCGAACCATGTGCTTCAGGCCTTCGGGGCAGTCCGTGATGATGAACCACGCGTCCGAGTCCGTCAGACGGTGGTTGACCTTGATGCCCTGCGGGAACGAACCGAGGTCCTTCATGGCGTTCGGATCGTTGTCGGCCGTGCCGGGACGCCCGCTGGAGAACAGAATTCTCTGCGCGACGTAGCGGAGGTCGGTCGGGATGACAAGGCACTTGGCCTGCACATCCACAGGGATGCCACGCTCGTCAACCCAGTCATCGATCTGGATCAGGGCCGCTTCGAGAGAGGCCTCCGACAGGTCAGCCGGGGTTGCCAGCTTGTTGCTCTGGGTACCACCGCCCCACAGAGGGTGCGCGGTGCTGAACAGTGCAACCGCATCGCCACCGGGGAAGCTGGCGCTGAAGCCGTTGTTCAGGATGTTGGAACCCTTCACTTCCTTCGTGTGCTGAAGGGAGCGAGCGAGAGCCTTGGCGTACTTGCTGCCGAGAGAACCATACAGACCGTCCTCTTCCGCCTCTTCCGTGATGGCAAAGGCGAGAGCGATTGTCTCGTGGTTGTACCGAGCGACGTACGATTCCGCACCCTCGTCGTAGGCGATGGTTGAACCCTCACCCTTGACCGGGGCAGCGCCGAGACCTGCCATCAGAACGTCCTCTTCGAACGCCTTGTTGCTGGTTTCGACGGCGAAAATCTGCCGCCACTCTTCCGGATATGACTTGTAGGCCATACCGAAAACGGCGTTCAGCCCGTCTTGGAGCTGTTTCTTGAAATCTGCGCGATTGAGACTCATGACTATTATCCTTACGCGGTAGCCGGCCAGACGTAGGTCTGCGGGTTGGTTACGCGAATGAACTGGACAACGCCCTGATTGGTCGCGCCCAGAATGTCAGGAATCCGACGCAGGACAACAGCCTTATCGACCACGGACGTACCGTTCGTGTTGCCGTCGACTTGGATGCTGGACTGACCAGTGGTATCTGATCCACCGGAGAAAGCCGTCAGCGTGAAGAATTCACCCACATCCGCCTGAGCGATGGCTTCATCGAACGTTGCGAGGAACAGTGCGCCCTGCGCTTCGTAAACACGAGCCTTCGGCGTTGTGCCAGTCTTGACGGCACCCGGCGCCGGCCAGTACGGAGAGAAGATGACGTTGCCCTGCGAATCGACATACTCGCAGCCGTCGAAGACACCGAGGATGGTCGAGTCCACGTTTGCGGCAACGATGATCGTGCCGTCCGTGTTCAGTTCGACCGGTCCACCACGATGGATTTTCGTGCCGTAGGTACCCAAGATCGGGTACTCCACAACGCGCATCGGTGTGCCGTTCTGGGCTTGGTAGGGCTGGAACCCGCGGGCTCCGTTGAAGTTGAGAGTGAATGACATTCTCAGTTCTCCTACATGGTTGAGACATGCCGGAGAGAAACTGACGGGGCTGGTGAGCCAACCCCGTCATGAGAATGCGGGGCTAGTCCTCAGCTGGGTCGTCGGGAATCCGCAACCGGCGCTTGGTAACGCGTGTCTTGTTTGTCATGTCGATACGAGGGCCGTGGCGATCCACCTTGCGGATATCATTCTCGATACCCTCTATCATTCGATCCATACGCGACTGATAGTAGGCGTTTCGCTGACGGGCCTTCTCAAGTGGCATTTCGCACAAGATGAGGTCGTCTACACCGATTACATCGCCAAGTTTGGCGTGGCGGATGGTCGGTGGTAAAAAGCCGTCCGGTACTGTTTCCAGTGGGCGCGGCAACCATCCTTGCCTGAACATCTTGATGGTGTTCTTTGCGTCCTCCTGATTACCGAGGCGCATGCGAACCCATCGCTGGGTGTACCCCGATCTGCAAGGGGGTGCATCCAAATCGTTGGGCTTCTCCCAGCCGTCCGCGATGGAATCGCGGGAGAGCCCGTAGGCAGCCAACGCATCCTTGTGCGATGTCCTGCCCTCATCGGGTTGCTCGACCTCATGCACGTCCTCTTCCTTGGACTTCTCGATGAGGCGATTCTTTTCCCGAGTCTGTGCTGCCTTCTTTCCGGCGGCACGCCTTTCTGCCTTTGTGACTGCCATGGGTTACTCGCTTCTGTTCTCAACCCAGTGCTTTACGTGCTCAGGGTTGGTTGGGTCCATTCCGAACGTCCGCATATTTGCTTGGTCGGCCTTGGTAAGGCGAACCTTTCCTCGACGCTGCGAGGTCTTGCGGGTCTGTTTCGTGCCGGGTTTCTGACTACCGCCCACTGCTGGTTTCCTCCGTTTCGTTTTGCCCTTGGCAATTTTAACCTTGCGCTTCACGATCTTGGGGAACAGGGGTCTGACGATTTCTTCGATCTTCTCGTAGTACTCGTCGGTGTTCTTGTCATAGCCCAAGTCGGCAACCGACCTGTCGGCACGAAGCACTGCGTTTCGGAACTTCTCGTCTGAGTGGAACTGCGGATACTTGCCCAACCATTGCATGCCTTTCGGGGGTGTTGTGCCGCCGTCGTCACGCGGGTCGTCTTTCTCCAGTTCCTTTTCGAGGGTCTCAAGCTTGGACTCGCCCTTCTGGATTTCAGCTCTTACATCGAGGATTTCATCGTCAATGGTAAGCTGGGCTTCGGTGTCCTGCTCTTCGATGGCCTCGGCTTTTTTCTTGCGCAGCGCAACGAGCTTGTCTTCCAGCTTCCGCTTTTCTTCGCGGAACTCGTCCTTCGCGTCTCTGAGTTCGAGCTTCTTCTCCATTCGGCGAATGCGTCTCTCGGACGCCTGTTCCACCTCTTTTCGAAGCTGCCTTTCACGGTCGATCCGTTTCTGGACTTTCTTGCTGTACTTCTCGTCCTCGTCGTCCTCGTCTTCTTCTTCGGACCCGTCGTCGTCCTCGTCTTCTTCCTCGGACTCATCGTCCTCGTCTGACTCGTCGTCTTCGTCGTCCCCTTCTTCTTCGAGTTCGTCGTCTTCCTCGTCCTCATCGTCGGCTTCGTCCTTTGCTGGCGGCTGCCAGTCATCGTCCACGCCGTCGAGAGCTGCCCTTATGATCGGGTTATCAGAATCGAGGTCCACTTCGAGGTCCTGATCTTCATCAGGTTGGCCATGCAAGTCCTCAAACTGGGACTCTATAGCGTACTTCTTACCCATGTTGTCCTCCGGATCAAGTCCGTGTCGCCAGCCCTTATCGGGGTAGCAGGTGTATTAGACCTTAAAAATACTTACGTCTGCAACTGAAAATGATAGTTATTGACGCCAATCAAAACTATGCGTCAACCCACGAGAAGTACTTGTCGGGGTCATCGATGATGGCGTGAATGTCGGTGTCGTTGAACAGGAGCAGGATCGGACGTTTCTTTCCGTCACGCTCGGTACGGCGTATCCGGATTCCACCGTACGGAGAATAAATGACGTAGTCACCAACCTGCGGCCTGCGCTCCCACTTGGACATGTCGATCCCGCCCTTGGTGCTGGCCATGAACGCAGCCTCTCCCATGGCGACGATCTTGCCGAGGTAGATCAGGTGTTCCTGAGACTCTACCGTGACGCTGATGTCAATACCTGCCTCAGTGACAGTAACGCCCTGCTTGGGCTCTATGATGACCTTCCATCCAACCGGGATGGGTACGTAGTCAGAACTCACTCGTCGTCCTCCTCGTCCTCGTCGCTCTTGTAGAACTCGATAAACAGTTCCGGTATCACGTCATCTCGAAAGCGCTTGCACTCACGGTAGCGCCCAACGAACTGCCTGTATTCGGCCTCTGGAACGCCGTTAGCGACACCCTCAGCGAGAGTCGTTGCGCGCTCGTCCAGTATCTGGATCAGGCGATCATGTAGCCATGACACCCCAGAAAAGCTTTGTATCGTCATTGATGCCTCCCAGCATTTTGCGCACTATAGCAATTATTTCTCCGCCTCTTGGCGGATATTCTCACGCCTCTCCAGCGACTGATTCTGGCCGCCGGAGCGCAACACCATCAGGTATCGAAGGGTCTCGCCGAAGCTCTTGTCCAGCTCCTTGCTGGCGTTCGCGAACTTCCGCGGAGGCACCTCCTTGGTGGTGATGTCGCGCTTCCGTAGATACGCTCGGGCGGCCCTGACCTCAGCCGGAGATGAGCCCATGACCTACCCCTCCAGCTTCGAAGCCCTGTTGGCGGTATCCAGCAGATTGTCGGCCACCTTCTTGCGATGACCCTGCTCGGCATCCTCTGCCTCGAACTTCATCTTCTGGCTGTGTTCGTCCTCGGCGAACTTCATCTTTTGCTGATGCTGCTCGTCGTCGTGACGCATCTTCTGCTGATGCTCCTCTTCCTTCATGGCCTGCTCGTCCTGAGGGCCCTGAGGGGGAGGAGGCGGAGCTACGTTCGCTGCCACAGCTCTGGCAACAGCATTATCGATCTCGATAGGCATATCTTCCGCGTCACGGTTGTCGGTGAAGTCTGTTGGCGGCAGCTCTGCCCCAAGCTCCTGCTCGACGCGCAGCCTGTAGGCGTGGGCATAGTGCTCCGCGATGTGGGCCTGCATGCTCAGCATGAACGCCTGAAGCATCTGCTCGTCCAGACCCATGCCCTGAACCTCCATGAGGAACATCCCGTGCACCTTCATGTGGGCATCGTGGTCCTGCTCGATGAACGCCTTGGCTGATCCGCCGGTCAAAAGAGTTTGATTCTCAGTTACGGGATCGACCCTACGCACGCGCTTGCGCGGCAGGAACCGATCCGGATCGGGGGTGCGCATTGCCTTGAGCATGTCACGGTGCGCCTCCCGGCGGGCCTCCTCGTCGTACAGGGAGCCTCCTCGGTCAATGAGTTCCATGACGCCCTGAGCCTGAGCCATGCGCTGGACGTTGGAGTAGATGTTCGGGTCGCTGACCGGGATAACATCCACCCTGCCGTCGAAGTCGCTACGCAGGACGTGCTTGTCCTCGCTGTCAACCTCGTACGGATACTCGTCCGCCATGTACTTGTAGTTGAGCTTGGCCAGCAGCCTGAACTCGATCATGGCGGCCTTGTGCATGCGCTTGTGGATGCCGGAGTAAATCTTCGACCCCTGCTCGATAAGCGCAAGCGTGGTGCCAACGGGACCCTTGTTGTCCCCGGCCCCAGTCATGGCCTCGGTGGTTGAGCTGAACCGCTCGATTCCGTTGACCAGCAATTCGAGGGTCTTGAACAGGGCTGGCGATGGCTCCTTGAATGGCGGCGTGTAGAACGACTTCGCGAGGTCCTCCGCGGTCATGTCCACGTCCTTCCACGTACCCGGAGTGAACACGAACTCGCCGGCTATCTTCGATTCCTTGGACTTGAAGCCACCCTGCAGGGATGACGTTGCGGAACCGTCCAGCACCGCACGAAGCGCTCCGGAGGCGGCCTTACCGAGCGCGCCGATGATGTGCAGGTAGCCCCATCCGTAGAAGCCAAGACCCGGCAGGAACTTGTAGTGCACGAAATGCACCTGCTTCCTGCGCTTCTCGTCCTCCTCGTCCCACAGCCTGCGGATCGCAAGGACCTCACCGCTGTCCTTCTCCACGGTGATGACGTACGGAGGTGCAACCGGGAACTCGTCCGTGCCGGCCGGCTTGTCGAACTGGTCTAGGACGATCTCGATGTGAACCTCGTACAGCTCGTAGTTCACGTCCTCCTCGAACCGGGACGGCTGGACACTGTCGGACTTGTCCTTCATCTCCTTGCCCTCGTCGGCCGCTTCCGCGGTGCCGTCCGGGCTCAGGTTGTCAGGCTCGATGAACTCTCCGCTCTCGATCTTCTGGTTCAGCTCGTTTCCGCTGATGTTGTACCAGTGGGTGTAGCGCGGGCACTTGGCCAAAGATGTGGCGTCGTACGGAACGATCAGGTGCTCGCCATCGATGAAGCGAATGAGGGACTTTCCCTCGGTGATGTCGTAGTAGACCTTCTTGAATGCGCTGCCGGCGTACGGCAGATACATGAGCATCTGGTCTGTATGCTCGAAGTACTCGTCGTCCTCGTTGACGAGCTGGTAGTTCATGAAGTTCTGGACCCGGTCGGCCTGATCGACCTTCTCGGGTGTGGACTTGCCTACCACCTTTGTCTTGACGGGCCCCTCGGCCGGGAAAATCTCCTCCATAGCATTGGCTTGGAACCGAACCATTGCTTCAGCGATTGCTGGGTGCGTAACCGAACTTGCGCCATCAAACGCTTCCGATCCACTGGGAACGTCTTCAAGGCCGATGATCTCCAAGCCTCTCAGGAGCCGCTTTTCCCAATCCTTTCGGGTTTCCTTGTCGGCATCCACCATGTCGATCAGGCGCTGGCCTAGGGCCACGCGGTCGCTGGGTGTCATGTACTCCGCAAGGTTGTCGTCGTGCTCGCTCTCGGTCTCCTCCATGGATTCCGAACCATCGTCGTATACGATATCCTCCCCGTCCTGTGAGATGGTCACCCCACCCACCTTCGAGGTCTTGATGGGATCGTCCTCGATCTCTTCCAAGTAGTTGTCTGCCATTAGTGCGTCTCATAGCTGCGGTTGGTGTATGGGGCGTTCACCCTGTCACCAAAGCCGTTCAGGTTTGATTTGTACAGGCCAACAAGCTTCCCTAGCGCCGGGAGCATGTTGCCGTGATCGGCCTGATCCATGTAGAAGAACGAGGGCTGCCCGCTATCCAGCATGGCGCACACACCAACAGATTTCAGTTTTCCTGCTCGCAGTGCATCTATTGTTCCACAGAGGGCTTCTATCATCCACGCCTCTGACGGGGTGAGCTGTCTGGCCATGGTTACACATGATATCTTATCACTACCCGTAAATCGACCGTTCGCGTCTCGGCTTGAACAGGTTCATTTCACCCTCATCCTCATCGAAGTATTCGATGGAACCTATCCTGCGAAGGAACGCGAAGCCGATTACGCATGTATCCACCCAGTCATCGTGCTCGCCCATGGGGAACTTTGCGCACTCCTCAATGACCTGTTGGCCCTCATCGTGTCCCGGTACGACGAATACGCAGCCCTGCTCAAGCGGCCCGGAGGACATGTGCGCACGCATGACCTTGTCCTTGCTCTTGGGATCGACCCACTTGACAGGCACGCCTGACTGACGAAGCTCCTGAATCAGGGAGTGGCCTGAGGCCTTCTTCTCAACCAGCACCATATCCGGATGCCAGTCATCGTAGGCACGGATGGCCTCCCGTCTCAGGTCTGGGAAATTGACCTTATCGTGCCAAGCCTCCAGCAGGATCAGGCATCTCTTCTCCTGTCCGCGGATCAGGACCTTCGTGCTGGGATGCATGCGTTCCGGTGTGTACATGAACACGCCCCACGTCGTGCGGGCGCTGTAGTCGTTCTCCTCGGCCTCCTCGAACGCGGTGTCGTATATCTGGATGATGGCCTCGCACTCCGGCATTGGGCGGCGCTTGTGCGATTCCGGGTGCCACGCAGGCCACTCCCACGGCTGCCACCAAGAGCGCTTGAGGATCAGGCCGTCGTCGGCGGCTGGGTCCTGCTGGTACTGGGAGTTGTAGTCGCGCTGGCTCATACCAAGCGGCGGCTTCAGATTGAGGGTTGCTTCCCGGTCAAGGCGGCCGGGGCACAGCAGCTCGTCTTTCTCGGTGCGCGGGTCCTCGAAGAAGGGCTCTGGCTCCTCAACGTCCTTCCCGAGCTTCTTCAGGTTGTGGTAGCGCTTCACGTCCTGAGGCATCCACACCCGGCATCGTTTCTCTGGTATGAACTCGTTCGGCATGACCAGATGGACCCACTCTCCGTTGTCCTGCACTGTGCAGCGGCCCTGCTTCTTGATGACGTGGCCGATGACATCCAGCTCGTGCACGCGCTGCCCGACATGCACGATCCTGCCAGTGTTCTGGTTGTTCAGGCGGGACCTCATGGCGTTGTCGTACCACTCGATGATGTTCTCGCGCTTGGTGTCTGAGTAGGCCTCTCGCGCGTTGTGGGAGTCGTCCAGCAGGATGATGTCGCCACCCTCACCGGTTGTCTTACCGCCCGACGTGATGGCGATCCTGTGGCCGCCCATGGTGTTGGAGTACCTGCCCTTGAGATTCTCGTCGTCACGCAGGGAAAAGCAATCGCCCCACCTCTCCTGAAACCACGTTGAGTCAATCAGGCGACGGGACTTGAGCGCGTCTCGGGTTGACAGTGACAGGTCGTAGGAGGATGTCAGGAACTGTGTCTCTGGTGTGTCGATCCACGACCACACCGGCCACGCCACCGAACATGACAAGGACTTTGTCATTCGAGGTGGCATCGATACGATGAGGCGCTTGATGTCGCCGATGGTGACGTAGGTCAGGAACTCGCAGATGACCTCAAGGTGCCACGTATCGCAGAACGGGGCAGGGTCCATGTAGGGCCACGCCGCCTTGAAGAACTTGAATAGACTGCGTCTTGCGAGTTCGGCCTGAACGAGTGTCAGGTTACGAGGGACGCCTTGTTCTAGAGTCACACTTGCTCCACCAGCAATACAGGGCGACAGCCCCGATCAGGAGCAATGCCGCGGCAAGCGTGATTGTATCACCTATCCCCATGCTTTTCTTTGATTGATTGCTTGACGGCGATCAATCGAACAGTTCTTGGTCCGTTCGGAATAACTTGTTCCAGCACCACGGTTGGATAATGCCGGCGCATTTCCTGAACGGACTTCTGTACATCCTTCATGAGCTGGTCTTTGGTTATCATATCAACAGTATAGACCTATTCTATACCTCCGTAGGTACTTTCCTCGATCAGTTTTACGCGATCAGAAAGCTTCGCGACGGCACCCCTGAGCTGACTGTTTTGCTGCTCCAGCCAGTTCGCTCTCTGGTGAAGGTTCTCCAACCATTTGGCCGTAACCTTTTCATGGTCCGAGAATTTATGCTCCAGAGCGGACCCAGCCTCAATGACCTGATGCAGCGCAACACCATGACGTATCAGGTACCTTTCCGATCCAGATACCCTCCGAATGGCCCTCTGCAGTGACTGGGCGATTATTCCCATAATGTACTGCAGGTACGCTTTTCGCTTCTCGCATCCCTCACACGTCATCCTCGAACCTCCCGATTGCCATCCCCTCGCCATCGTGGCTGAAGACAGTAGTTTCAGCAAAATCAGATATATAGGCGTCAATCACAGATACGCCATAGTCCTTCAGCAGCGATCTGGCCAAGCGCGCTATCTCGTTGCGCATCTCGTTCGACTCCGACAGGTCAACAAGAATCTCATCGAACGTGCGGCGCGTGATGGGCTGTACTACCAACTTCTGGGCCACCTCCGTCACGGTGTCCTCGAAGTCCTTGGTGTTGACCATGGCCGCGATCACGTCATTGATCTCGAACACAATGACGGTACCAACCAGCACTGAGCAGTGATCCTTGGTGGTCAGGCGCTGGCTCATCGACAGTGTCTGCCGCTTGATAGGCATCTCTGCAACGGTAGACGTGGCCGGCCACCACCAGTAGACACCATGCTCCAGAATATCAACCCTGCCCTTTCTGGAGAACCTGATTCCGCCGCGGTCTATTTCCAGCAGCGCCCACCTCGGGATCAGGTTTCCGATCCATCGCATCAGGTCATTGAGCCAGTCGAACATTACTTGTGGTACTCCGCTCCAAACACGCCGTGCAGGACCTCGTGTCCAAGAACCAGTTCGTTCCAGCCATCCACTAGGTCGGGCTCCACAATATACACCACGCAGTGGGATGTGTTGTGGGTTGGTATCAGCTCGCAGTCACTGAAGCCCTCGACATCGTAACCGAAGTCGATATCCTCGTCCTCCATGTATTTGACCATTTCCGCATATGACTTGAACATCACCAACGTAATCAGCACGCTGGTGATGCGCTCGTCTTTTTGGATGCGCTCTGGAACACCGGGCTCATCGAAAATCTCCCGGTCCTCGGCCTTGCTGTTGAGTGATATCAGCGCCATTACGATAGCGAACAGGGCTAGGTACAGACTCAACCATGACCCGCCATCACTGCCCCTGTGTTTCATATCTCCCGATCTCCTCCATTGGGCCCCTTGCTGGTGATATGGAACCCTCCGCACACCTCGCAGGGGTAAAACGATCTCTCGGGCCTTCCCTTCTTCCAAAGCCTGAGCAGGGCCCACCGCACGGCTTTCTTCGTTTCGTACCGTACCTTCCGCTGGCACTGGTACTGGCCTCTGGTCATCTCGACCTCCTACTTGCTGATCAGCCCCCTCCCGAACTGGGATATGACGTAGTTGCCATTATCCTGCCTCACGACCGCCCCACTGTCAAACAGACCGTGGAATGTCGTGGGCCACATGCGCTCGATGCGTCTTCCTACAGAGTCTACGATGGTGTAGTAGCCCCCTCTCAGGGTAACCTCGTTGCCTTCCTCAAGGCACTCCAACAGTGCCTTCTGGGCCTTCGTGAGTTTCATACCGTCCTTGTGTATGATGAATCGACATATGGGTAATTACGTGTCGATTTTACTCCTTTTCTTCGACAGATTCCCTCAATTCCTTGACGGTGCCCTTCAGGCGGGTGACCACCCCCTTGAATGACTTGAGAGTTTTTTTCAGTTCCTTCACCTCGCTGACCTTGGTGTAGTAGTCGTTCTCCCACGTATCGCGGTCCTCCTCGGCTTCCTTGAGTAGTTCTAGGATAGTGGGTATGTCGGCTAGGAACTTTTCCGCCAGCCTTGCCGGGACCTCTATGGTGCCAACACCGGCGCGAGACACTATGCCGGCAAGTGCGGTTGCGGCCGCCCTCAGGCGGTGGCGTGGGTCAAGGCTCGGTACGCCGATCATTACTCCCTCCAGACCCGCGCGCCGCGGAAGAAGAACGCCTTGCGCACCACCGACTCGTTGTCCATTTTCGGCCGGTATCCATGGTGCATGTACACGATCTCCTCGATGGACGCCTTCACGACCTTTGGCTTGCCGTCGTCGTCAAATTCTGTGCGGGAGCGTGTGTGGTGCTCGAACGTGCGCTTTGTATTCGTGGCAACCGATTCCCTGTGCCACTCCCCGTCCCTGCGCTCCCCGTTCCACCTACTGAACCGGCGCAGATCGCGTATTCTCTGCTCTCGGGGTGTTTGGGTCTGGGCTGTATCCTGTGTCATCCTGTCCTCCGTGTAGCCACGCATCCCACCGGAACTGCATGGAGCAATATATCATAGCTCGCTTCTGCCACCGCTCCATGTCGTCGCGCTCGGAATCAGTCAGCCGGCAGTCCTCGCTGGCATCGCAGTTCTCCAGACCGAATGCCTTCACGTCGTAGTAGGCACAGCGGCCGGCAAGATCGGAAAAATCGTCGGCGCCCTGCCCGCAAGATGCGAGCAGAAGCGCCAGCACAATTACGCTATGGCGTACCACGCCACTTGTCGCCGGATGTTCCGGCGCCGTACACCGTTCCGCCATTGATCTCGGTGACGTTCACGCCGGCATCGATGGCCTCCAGAGAGTCGGTCTGGTTGTTGTAATCTCCAGCCCCGGCGCCGTCGTCGGCATTGATTGCCGCCAGCTCGACCGCTTGGTCCGTGGTAACGGCGGTATCGTTCCTTGCAAGCAGTCGCGTGTAGGCGCGCATCTTGCTCAGGATGTTGTTCTCTGCCGTGTCCATCTCGGTCTTGGTTGGCGGATCGTAGGCATTTAGCGCATAGGCCGGGTGCTGCCTGCTCTCGACCCTGAGTATGTCTGTCGCCACCACCGTAAACGGGCAGTTAGTGTTGATGATGATGGTCTTGGTTGACTGGACCACATCCACCACGTAGCGAACCACAGCCTCGCCTGTCGATGCGTCCTCGATGGTTACCGTCTGGCCGATCCAGTTGCCGTCGCTGACGATGGAGTCGGTCATGATGAACTCCGTCTGCGAGGTAACGGTTGCAACCGTTGACTCGTACAGCTGGCCGATGTCCTTTGCGGTTAGCAGCGTTGGCGAACTTCCGTATATGGCGTCATATACAACAGCCGACAGCACGAAGAAGGTCTTCTTTACAACCAGCGCTCCAGCGACCGAGATGATCGCCGTCAACTCACCAACCGTGTTGGTGTCTGTCGCATCGAACGTGAACGAGTACTCGCCGTTGGCGATGTGCGTTCCACCACCGGAGTTTTTGTTGACCGACGACGCACCGTTCTTGGACAGCTTCACATCGGTGTTGGCAATCGTGAGGGCGGTCTCCAAGGTCTTGAAGTCGGTGTCATCGACAAACGGACCCATGGTCCTCGCCTGCGATGCGGTTGATTGTCTTAGGTGGTTCATGCTCTATGACCCCATATTACGTAGGTGGTGGTACATCGCTGCGCCCTGACCTGCGGCCTCTTGGCCAATAAACAGCATCGGGAACAGGTGAGTTGATGCGCTCGCGGCCGTTATGTCCGCTGCCGCAACGTCAAATCCGTCTGTAGTGAAACTCGGGTTCGCCCACTGGTACAGGTAATTGAACCCGGTAACGTCAAGCAATCTTACCTCATTGGAGTCAATGTATGAGTCCGCTTCGGCAGGGTCTGAGCCATCGTTCAATCTGGTTGAGGCAGATATTTCCACGCCCTGATCGCTCATACCGAAGAACGGAGTCACACATCCGCCCGGATCGGATGGGTCCACCGAATCGGCGGTAGATAGCCCAGTCAGGATTCCAATGACCGCCTGAGGCGTAAACGTTGTATCGTTCACGTTCCAGTCTGACGCGGCAGAGTTTGGGCTGTTCACGGTTGCAAGCTTCACGCTCTCTGATGACAGACACACCAGACCACCAACTAGATTGGCGACCGTTGCGACATCACGTACCGTAAGGGTTACGTTGGTTGCATCGTTTCCTGTAAGCTCGAAACCGAAGTCCTGAGCTGCGCTATCAATGGTTGAACATACCCTGTTCGTGTTGAGAATGCCGTATGATCCAGCCGTGCCTGTACCGCCAGCTGTGTAGTCCATTCCGAACGCGCGCTGCACAATGGTGCCGTCATCGGTGAACATACCCCAACCGACCTCTGCCCCGACGTTGCCCGCTGCGTTATAGGCATCAGAGCAAGCGAAGAATCCGAAGTTTGGCTTGGTGCCGAGTCCGTGCGCAAACACTTCCGTGCCGGCCACCGACTGCGTTGACGACTTTTGGAAACAGTTCCAGCTGCCACCAAAGAACGCAATCACGATGAACGACTTCACGTTTCCGGATGCTGTTGGCGTCAGTCGAATACCATCCGTGATCGCAGAGATTGTAGCCTGCCTGTCGAACGCGTCTGAGTTGTCGTCATGTACTGCAAGTATGTGCGACGTATCACTTCCGTTGCGTGCACGTCGAGTTGATAGACCGTCCTCGTGCGAGTACGTGATGCAGAACTGGGTGGTGAAGTCTGTGTACCCGATGGAGGCGGCAATGCCGGCCTGCTGTCCATCGAGGGAGGTATTGATGGTCGCAACAACGATTGCAGCGTCTGGAGTACCAAGCCCAGACCACGTTACATCTGTGGCCGTTGTGTCGGCAGCGAGAACACCCGATCCCATCCTGACCTTCATTTATATCTCCATCACGACATCGTTGAGTGTGCCACGTTTGTATACGCAACACCCATCAGGCCATGTAATGATATTCAGTCCGGGGTCGCTGGTGATGTCTTCCTCAGGCATTCCATATCCTGTTAGCGTGGTTTTTCCGGCCTGATCCTGAGTAGCGAGCGCCAGCAGACAGTTGTCAGTGCCACCTTGGAAGCGAAACACGTATCCAGCAACGTCCGCCTCCTGACGACCAAACCCCATAAACGCCACATTGTCTGAATCGTTGATAAGCGCCGTGGCTGCGTGGCCCTCTCGTTTACAGTTGTACACCCTGATGTTACTGCTGTTCTGGATTTCCATGTTCACTGTAGCATCTACCGCGCCTGACTTCGAGATTTCCATGTTGCAGCCATACAGATGCAGCGGATTGAATGTGTTTTCTATCTTGAATGACCTGCAACTGACGTTACCGAACTGCCTGCCATCGGTGTCACTCATACCGAAATGCTTACCGCCGGCATTGTTGGCAAACGAGTACGCAATCTTCGGGTTACATGGAATGGACGGTGTCTGGAACTCCCTGTCCCTCTGAGGCATAACACTGGATGAGTTCTTTCCGGTCTGCCATAGTGTCCAGCTAAACCAGTCGTTTGAATCAGCGCTCGATGCGCTTGAATCTCCGGCCCTCTTGACTGGGTTGACAATACGCAACTGTGAGTAATGTGCTGCCCCAGATGCGCTGTTGGCGCTTGTTACAACATACACCTGACTGGTTGGCGTCCAGCTTGCGTGCGGAACTATGCGTGGCGTCCAGAAGTCCGTACCGAACAGAACTGTGTCTGCGTTCATCACAATGCCCGGAGAACTCACAGACACACACCCGGATGGGAAAAACACGCGGTTGTGTCCGGCCGACTCTGCCGCAGTGATTGCGGCCTGAATCGCTGCCCGAGAGTCTGTCAAATCTTCCGCCGCGGAAGCGCCAAACGACGACAGTGTGATTGCACCGATTGTGGCGCCGTGATCGGCTATGTTCTCAAAAGCGGCCTGATCGACTCGTGGCAGGATAATCGAGTGACGCGCAACCCAATCAACCGTTGGCGCTCCAGCCGCGTTGGAAATGGACGTAACTGGTTCCTTGGTACGATTGATTGTGCCAGACAGCATGTTGTAGGTTTCGTAGATGCTTGCCGCGGCATTCTCGATGGACTGGTCACAGTACGCGTACTCATTGATGGTTTTCCACGTACCGCTACCAGTCACCACCGCCTCGGAACCTGACTGTACAAGATTGTCACTGCCGCTGACGTACACGTTGCGCAGGTAGACGTTCTTGCCGGCGGCGTTGCTGAATACCGTACCGCCGCCGGTCTCGATCTGTCCGTCGAACATTACCAGCTGACCATAACCGGTGCGGCTGAAATTGTATGCGGTCCAGATGGGATTCGAGTTGACCTGCGTAATTTTGAAACCAACGATTGTCAGCGGGATGAAGTCCTGAGTCTGTATGGGCGTAACAGTGTTTGCGTCACCAACAAGTTCCAGACCCGCGATCATCGATCCACCAGAGCCGTCACGCGACAGAATATCCATGTTGCGAATCTGGGTAACACCGCCGATGATCTTGAGGTCCATCCACGGCGAGTTGCGGCCACCGACACCATGCAATCCCACCTTTGCATCGTTTGCGGTAATGGTTGTTTCCGACAGGAAGCAGCGCTGCGCAACTGGCGCATACATTCCGATGCAGTCCACGTTACCGGTTCCACAATCGATATCGATGTTGTGCCAGTAACAGTTGAACAGGACGTTAGCCTGACTTTGGTTCACGCCGGAATCGTTCAGTGGGTCGCTCGGCCAGCTGGTTGCTCCAGCCGTGAAACGTCGTATACATACGAACGGGCGCTCCGTTCCGCTTTTGAACGCCGTTACACCATTATCAAGCTTGAGTTTTGGTCTCGCCCTACTGGTGCCCTTACCTCCAAGTCCCAAGCACGCAAAACGCTTGGACGTGCTATTGCTTGCGGCAAACATTCCAAGCAGGATCGAGTCGTTGCAGCGATAGACCGCATTAGCGGAGAACAGCAGCGGAATACCGTCATCGATGGAGTCGGCGATGGCGGTGTTGATCGCTGCGCTGCACTCTACCGTGCCAGTGGGGTCTACCCCTGCGTAGTCATCGACCAACCTGTAACCGAACGAGCGCAGGTCTGCGTTGGTGACCTGCTGGGTAACAGTAATGGTGACGGAGGCGCTCGTCACGTCCCCGTTGGTACCGTCGTTCACGTCGAACAGAATGCCGGTGATTGTTCCCTCAACCACGCTGGCGGTTCCTGTAAGAGTGCCCGCGGATGACAGGGTAACGCCGGTTGGCAACGCGGCAGATGCCCCGTTCAGGGAGAACGTAAGGGTGTCTCCCTCGGCATCGAACACATGCGCGTTCAGGTCGTAGGTGCCGCCAACCCCATCAACAAATCCCGGCGTTGGGGTGCTTGTCCAAACTGGCGCCTCGTTTGGGGGCGCTATGTTCGGAATTGCGTCGTTTCCACCTATCAGGCCCATTACTTACCTCCCGGCACGGAGAACTGCTTGGCGATGTTGTCGGCAAAGGAGTTACCCATGTAGCCGGCGGCGAACGCCATTCCGGGGCTTAGCCACTCCATCGTATATGCAACCCAGAACACGCTGGCGGCCGCAAAGAAAGCAACCCCAGATTGTGCCGGTACGGTCTTGATGTACTCGATGAGTCCGGGTTTTTGATCGCCCTTTCTTGCCTCCGCCCACTTGATCATGAGGTGGAGACACAGGCCCAGTACTGCCGCGATCACATTTTCCGAAAAATTCATTGCATGTTTATCGATTCCGAATCGAAACCGCCCGTGTCTGGTTGTGGTGCGGGCGGAACAATGAACTTCAGTTTTCCGACGTGCTCGACTGAGAGTAGCGAGTATATGCTCGGGTCCTCACCGGCCGAAACAACGGCCCTGTCGAATGTCGCTATGCCTGTCTTGACAGCCACCTCGAAGCTGGGTGCGATACCGACGATTTCTCTCACCGCTATGGTGGTTCCTCGTCGGGAGAACCTCAGTTTGAAGACGGAGTCCATTGTGCCACCGCGAATTGTCAGGCGATATGATATCAGGAAGGTGGCAACGAATTACTGTTCGTTGAGGTCTTCCAGTTGCGATTCCATTCCCACCTTGCGACACTCCACCGTGTAGCCGATGATCTTCGGCTCCTGACCGGTGACAACCCTCTGGCGCAGGCCCTCCTCGACATCCTGAAGGGCAAGGCGGCATGCCGACTCGCTGGAGAGGCGGGTCTCCGTCATGGTCGGGTGTATATGCCCGTCAGTCAGCTGGGTCAGTACTAGGACCGCCAGAATCCAATCCGTCATCCTCTTGTCCCTCGGGGATGTCAACCACCGGCACGAAGCACTGCGGCGGTAAGCGTTTCACGCCGTCGATCTTACCACGCACCAGCCTGTTGAATGCCTTACCCACGGACTCGCCGTCGGTGTAGGTGGTCTCCAGCTCGTTGTAGATTTCGGCGTCCACGTTCTCGTAGTCGTAGATGGCGGTCCTGAAGAACACCGTGAGAACCTTGTTGCCGCCGTCACAGTACTCCACGCGCACGATGTTGGAGCTATCCTTCGGCTCGAACCAGCGAGTGCTCATCAGCGCACCCAGAAGTGGTAGGCGGCCAGCATCAGGCAGAACGCCAGCACGTAAATGAACGGCCACAGGTAGACGTGCACACTACCGATCCACCAGTTCTTTTTCCACAGCCTGTCCAGCCATGCCAAGTTATTCATTCATTTTCTCCCAGTTCACTGTCCAGTTCCTCGACAAGTTCCAGTTTGCAGCCGAGGCAGGTTTCCTCCTCCCCGTACAGCCAGTGATTGGCTGCCACCGTCGCCTCCAGAAGAGTTTCCATGATCTTGGCGTGGCGCCGGAACACCATCGACGCCAGCGGGTTCTCGTTCTCAAGCTCTCGCGCGCGGGCCCTGCAGACCTCGATCTCGATGAAAATGTGCTTGTACGGTATGGCGTTCATTCGCCCATCCTCGCTATGATCTCGTGGCCCTTGAGCCATATCAGCCCCACGATGGTAGCAAATATCGTGGCCTTGAAAATGATGTCCATGGTGCCGTCGCTGAAGGTGCCGATCTGGTAGATGCCGCGCATGCAGGTGAAAACGAACCCCGCGTTCCAAGCCCCCATTAGCAGGCCGCGTCTGCCCATCAGTGGAAAAGCGCCTTCTGGATGTCTTTCTCGTTGGAGAAAGCCCCCAGCCTCTCCAACTGCCGATATAGCACCGGGTGCACAAATATCACGCCATCAGTTATAATCGCTTTCTTTGATGGACGCGAAACAACCTTGGTGCGCACCAGCGGCCTCCACGGCCAAGACAGCAGTCGCTCCCGCCAGCTTCTGGGCTCCACGGTGCGATCCATCAGCAGACTGCTCTGTATGACCTTCATGCCTTGAATCATGGCCATCTATGATCGTCCCTCAGGATTACCTTGGAAATGCAAACGGGTCTCATTACCACCAGCACCCTGTGCCTATTCGCGCCGTCGTCCTGTCTCAGCCAGATACAGTCTCGATGGCCACCGGTCGGGAACACGTCCTTCATCAGCACCCCGCGGTGCATGGCGGCACCATCACCGACGAACACCTCGTCGCCCTCTTTGAACAGCGGTGTGACGATCTCATGCATTCTTGGTCACCACCTCGGTTCGTATCAGCATGGACGGCTCGTAAATCGTGATCGTGCGCTTTTTCTGATAGAGCTGCTTGCCCGATCTTTCCGGCGCATCAATTGACAGGATCGTGATCGGCTCCGCCTTCGGGACCGCAAACATCGAGACGCTGTGCATCAGGACACCCTCCCAGTGGTTGCCGAACCTGTCGATGACGGTAACATCATCGCCCGTCTGGTACTCATGGGATGGCTCGTTGCCCCACCGTGCCTCTCTGTTATCGCGGGTCATTTGCGTCCTCCCGTATCTTGTTCGCCAGCCACTCGCGAAACGCCACCCGGCGATTGATGGCATAATTCAGCCTGTCACAGGCGGCCCGCTCCTCCTCCGCAAACCGCTGCAACTGAAACTGGGCGGCATCAGTGAAGGTCGGGAAGTACCGGTCGAAGGTGCTTTCCTTCATGACCCGGCGATTGCGCTTGG